TGAATATGGCTGCGTATTTGGTCAGGAGACAATCACACTTAATGTTGCTTGCGACTAATTAATTAGGGATGGAGGAGCTAATCGGACAACTATTTTCAACCCTCATGGACAGACAAATCCGTGAAGGCAAACTTGAGTACATTGAATGTGCAAGAGAAAAGGCAGAAGAGCTTGAGTATCACTTTGAAAATGAGTATCCGACAAAGCTCCTCCTAACCCAACATCCGAGTGAAGAGCCTTGGATGAAAGATTACCGAAGGCAGAGATGGCAAGCACCAACAACTACAGCCACAGGAAGAGTCTTTAACTTTTTACAGAAGATTCAGCAGGCTGATGATTTTAAGATAAGCTTTGAATCTGATTTTAAAAAGACTGGTGTAGCTGAGAGGATAGGCTTGCAGGATAATACCTTGCAGTTCTATGTGGAAAACAACCTACCTAAGTTTGGAAGCCTTGAGACTTGGTCTTTCAATGTTTTCTTAAAGACCTATCTGCAAGACTCAAATGCAATTGTGGCAGTGTTGCCATACTATGAAGATTTTGTCAAGAATCCAGCAAGTGTTACCACTTTAGATTGGTCAAAGCCTTATCCACAGACAATCTTCTCCGAAGATTTAATATTTGAGGAAGAATCTTTTGTCATTGTTAAGGCTGAGGATTATGAGGACATGAATCGCAAAAAGTGGGATCAATTCTTGTGTATTACTATGGAAGGCTTAGTTTTATTTAGACAAGTCAATCAGTACACCTATGACAATCCTTTCCAAGTCTTTATCCTGCCTTATACATTCTCTTACCTACCTGTTGTCAAGGTTGGAAGCGTTATTTATGAGGAAGAAGATGGGCATTTGGTTTTTGATTCAGTTCTTGCTCCTTGCCTTCCTGCTTGGAATGAAGTTTTATTTCGGACAGATGATTTAAATATTTTGTGGGCAACACATGCTCTGCCTCAGAAGTGGGCATTAAAGATGTCTCCTTGTAAGACCTGTAATGGCACAGGACAACGCACAAACAGGAAGGAGGAAAGAGTTGGTTGCAATGATTGCCAAGGCTCAGGAAGAGCGTCAAGCAGTCCATTTGGATTAATGGAGATTAATATTGATAGAGTTAGTGCTGTCAATCCTAATCCCATTGTGCCTCCAGTGCCTCCGGCAGGATACATTGAAAGACCTACTGAGACAGTCAGGCTATTCCAGGAGGACATCATTCAAAAAGAGTTCCAAGGCTTCAAGGCTATTGGCTTGGAATTGCTTGGTCAAATACCAGCAGCTCAGTCAGGGATTGCCAAGGAGTATGACAGAAAGGAACTAAATACCTTCTGCTATTCTGTGACTGTCCACTTGGCTCAGGTTTACACTAAGGTTTGCTTTCACATACTCTATCAAAGGTACAATAGCCTCTTTGCTTCAGCCTTGATGGATAGTGACAAGGTGAAGGCTGCTTTGCCTCAAATCACAGTGCCTACTGACTTTGATGTAATGACCACCGACATGATAGGTGAGATGCTGACTAAGGCGAGGCAGGGTAATTTTGACCCACTAATTATCTCAGGCATTGAGAATGATTATGTAGAGAAGCTTTATGGTGAAAACTCAATCCAGCAGTCCTACCTTAAGATTCTAAAGCAACTTGATCCTTTGCCTTATAGAACAGTTGATGAGAAGACATTGCTTCTGAACAGCCAAGGATGCACTCTCCAGGATTATGTCTTGAGTGCTAATCTGCCAGCATTTGTCATGCAATTGGTTGATGAAAATGCAATGTGGTATGATTTGCCTGTCCAGCTTCAAAGGACACAAGTAGAGACAATGGCAGCAGCCAAAGTTGCTCAGATTAAGTCTGCTGTTGTGCCAATCATGCCTGAAGGAATGTAATGCCTACAGAGAAGCAATTAGCCATCATTAGGAAGATTCAGCAAATCCAGCTGGACATTGAGAATGGGATGGCTGATTCTTTGCCTAAAGTATTTAAGACATTAAGCAATGAAGTAATTGATTTAGCCTCTGAATTAAGTCTTGATCCTAAAGATAGGGCAAAGACTTTAAGAGAGATGGTCAAGCTCAAGAAGGACATTGCTGACACAATAGTCAATAATGCAGCTTATCAGACAGAGGTTGTGGCTGTCATAAATGGCTACAAGGCACTTGCTGAAGCATCCAATGAATATTTAAGTCTTATACTTGATGACTTTTCTCCGAAAACTGAGCTTTACAAAGCCATTCTTGAGACTAATATTGAACTTACTAAGGATGCTCTTATAGGAGGAGGGATTAGAAACAACTTTAGCAATGCTATCCAAGAAGTCCTAAAGAGCAATATTGCCGGAGTAAGCAATAGGGCAGAACTTAACAAGACTCTGAGGCAGTTTATAGAAGGCACACCGGAGGATTTGCCTTTTTTAAATAGATACATCAAGCAGACAACTAATGACTCTGTAATGGCCTTTAACGCAGAGTACATTCAGACAGTCAGCGAGGACTTAGGTGTTGAATATTATTTGTATGCCGGGACAATCATTGAGGACACAAGGCCATTCTGCTCTGCAAGGACTGGCAGATTCTTTACCACTGAACAAGTTAGGGATTGGGCTAACCTAAAAGGATGGCAAGGGAGGATGTCAGGGACTAATGCTAACACAATCTTTATTTATAGAGGTGGATACAATTGCAGACATCAACTATGGCCTGTAAGCCAAGAGCAATATGAGTCAGCCAAGGAAGCTGGCAGAACAGGAGTCAAGTAATTACAATGAGCCTACAAGGACTTATCGTAACTAAGTAAGTCAGAGATTGGAAGCAGATGCTTCTGCTCAACAATAATTCTTAGACCATGACCAAGGTCTTTGACTTCAGAAACCGAGTCAATCAATTGCTTTTCGATATAGCCTAATATCTGAACTAATAGATCAGGCTCTGAGCAGTAGCAAAGGACAAATAAGTCAGCAGCTATTTCCTTCTTGTTGTTGAAGACAAGCCTGCCAGTCTTATACTTTGTGGACTTCACTTGCACATTAAGCTTGCCTAAGTAGATATCAGTCTCTCCTCCATCACCTTGAAGGTTAATGCTTGTGTCAAAAGGCAAACCAAGGAACTTAGCAACTGCATACTCACCCATAACACCGAGCATGTCTGCTTGTTCTTGGGTATTTCCCCATCGAGCAACTGAGCTTCTATTAGGCTTTACTATATCCTTGAGATAATGTCTACCTCCAGCTAATACTTTGAGAAACTTGATTTCTCTATCTGTAAAATTGATGGACACTTCATAAAGTAGTTTGCAATAATAAGGCAAAAAATCTGATATTTGGGTATGAAAAAAGGAAAAACTGCTGGTAATTCGCCTGTTAAAATAACCTTTGGCAAGAGGCGAGAAGGCAAGCATTCAAAGAGCAGAAAGCCTAAAGGAGGCAGGGCTAAGAAATACATTGGACAAGGAAAATAATGGCAGAGAAGAAGTTTAAAGCCAAGGTCAATGGCAAGACTGTCAAGTTCGGGGCTAAGGGTTATTCCATTGCACCAGGAACTGCTAAAGGTGATTCCTATTGTGCGAGATCAGCAGGCATTAAGAAGTGTGCAAAGCCACCTTGTGCCAATGACCTAAGCAGGCAAGCTTGGGGATGTGTAGGAAAGAAATCTGTTAAAAGTGCTGCCAAGAAATTCAAAAGGAATTAATAACTTTACATCATGCAACTCAAGCATTTTACACTTGCTGAATTTGATTCACCTGATGCTCCAGGCTCAGGGGCTAATATGAAGCCTGAGTTTATACAGCGCATTATAAATGCTCGAACAATTGCTGGAATTCCTTTTGTCATCAACTCAGGATACCGGACAAAGGCTCATAATACTAAGGTTGGTGGTGTTGATTCAAGCAGTCACTGCCAGGGTTGGGCAGCTGATATCGCATGTAAAGATGGGGCTAAGAGATGGACAATAATTAATGCTCTTCTCAAATCCGGTATAAATAGGATAGGGGTTTCATCAAGTTTCATTCATGCCGACTGCGACCCGACTAAGCCTGCCAATGTTATTTGGACATATTGATTAATGACAGCAGAACTAAAGGAGGAATTGGTAAAGTTTGGCTTTGACCTTCCAGCTTATGGAGCAATCATGCTTACTAAGATTGCCGATGTTAATACAAGCAATTTCTCAGATGCTGAGAACTACATGTATGATCATGGATGGCTTTGGCTTCTTGTCCTCCGGTTTGGTAATGTAATTTGGGACTTACACCATAAGTTATCAAAGCAGATTACTGTTCAAATAGATGGGCAGTCTGTTAAGATTAGTGGGTATGGTAAGATATTAAGAGAAATTAAAAAGTTACTCAAATGAGAAAAACAGATACACTTTTACTGCTTGTTTTTTTTCTAATTTACATAGCGTTTGATCGTTACATTGCTTATGATGTTGAGGGAAGAATCAGTGATGACATTCAGTACTTGGCTAAGAGTACCCTCAACACGAAGCTTGATGTGGCAAATGTTAATTCAAGAATTGACAGTGTGCATTTTCAGAATCAAGCATTGGCTAAGACTGTCTTATATTTGGATTCATGCATTCAGAACAAGACACAGAAAGAAGACAGAGCCGAGAGGCGAGGCAAGTTCGTGGGAGGTCTAATCAGAGGGCTATTTCCAAGGATTTGAACCAGCACCTGTATTCCAAGAGAATGCAGGTCTATGCCTACACTTGCACTTCTGTGGTGCTTGTTGGAATGCTCCTTGGCACAGGGTACTTATACCAAGTAGAGAAGGTAAGTGCATCTGACAGCGTGCTGATGTTCATACTTGGACAAGTACTCGGTGCTTGGGTAGCATTAACTAATAAGATATTCAGAATTACTGCACCTGCTATTTCTCAAGAATCATAACTAAATTGCATCCATGAATTGCTTGCAGAATTACATCGGTCTTCAGGGTTGCACATCTGATGTGCCATTGTCAGGAGTTTATATCAATGATTATCCTGGTATGAGTTCAGAGTTAATGGAGAAGATTGCTACTCCTGAGCAAGCCTCTTATGTAGGCATGTGGAACTCTGCACAAGCTGTGGCTTATGTCAGGATTAAGAGAGACATTCAGCTTGCCTTATTTCAATCAGCAGAGGCTCAACTTGATCAAGTTCTATTTCAGACCAGCAAGAACTTCGTTCAGCAATGGCAACAGATTCAGGTTGTTCCTGAAGAGGCTATCTTGAAGGGGGCATTTGTCAGCATTCAGGGAAGCAAATACTTAAGCCTCCGAATCAAGCAACTGCTTGTCTACAATGCCGGAACTACTACTGTTGAGGCTTGCCCATGGTATGTTTTTCAAACTCAGGATGGTAGCATTCTTGACCAAGGCACTTATGACCTTGCACCTGGAATGAATTACATTCCTATCAATAATGAGTTCTACTCAGACTTTGATAAGATTAACATTATGGCTGCTGTTGATTGCACCAACTTAGCAACAACCACAGGCATGTTTATAGACTGGGGCTGGAATCAGATGGAGCTTGAATGTGCCACAAGATTCACCTATCTGTGGAGGAATGGCTGGAGCATCTTCCCAGTAACTGCTCCTTTAGATTATGGCTTCGGGGATAGCTGGACTCAGGACAATAGCCAATCAGGTGTCTACATGGATGCTCAATTGCTCTGCTCACTTGATAGCTTCATCTGCCAGCAGAAGGAGTTTCTTGTTGATGCTTGGGCTAATCTTCTTTGCTATCAGATTCTTTGGGCGAAGGTTGCAAGTCCAAGGGCTAACTATTTTAGCCAAGGCAACAGAGAGTTCACAGAGAGGGCAATGGCTACCTTCCTTGATGGATATAATCAGAGCCTTGCTATTTGGGCAAGACAGTTAAACCTTAGAGGTGAAGGTCTTTGCTTTAATTGTGATAATGCTGGATTAATTCAGCAAAACTTTGTAAGACCTTAGTGCAGTAATCAACGGCAATTATATTCGAAAGGGTATAA